CCCCAGCCACTGTTGTAACATTAGAACTTATACCAGCAACTGTTGTAACATTAGATGAAATCCCAGCTACTGTTGTTACATTAGATGCAATTCCAGCTACTGTTTGTATTGCATCAGTAGCATCAGTACCGTCTTCGATGTCACCTAACGTAGCAATGTCAGCAGTAACTTGCGCTAGAGTCTGGACATCAGCAATTAGTGGCCCATTTTCCATTGCACCAGTGCTTGCGTTGAAACCAAGGACTCGGCCTTTCCTCGTTGACAAGCTAGGAATGGTTAAGGTTGGTGCATTTTCGCTGTCAGGAACTCGTATGCCCCTTTCAGATCTGTCCTTATTATCGCTGGCAATAGCTGTTATGGTGTCAAGTTGTGTGTTTAAGGCTGCTCGATTGATCGCTTGCCCTGCACTAAAGTCTGTTACTCTTTCAATATCTATTCTTCGAACAATAGTAACTGCATCATTTACTGATAGCCCAGTTCCAAAAGTAACAGTACCTGTTGAGCCATCACCACCAGAAACAGTGTAATGCGTAGTAATTGTTTTTTGAACATCATTTACAAACACATCAAGATCTGCATTGTCAAAGAACTCAAACGATACAGTAAATGCAGTTTGTCCAGCCGTTGCGGTAAAGTGTAACCTACCAGTATTTGCTGAAGAAGCTATAGACATAATAAATCCTTTTTTCTTTTATTGTCTGAAAATTATAAAAAGTACAACGCACAAATAAACTAGTACAAATTACTGCGCCCACATTCTTGTAATTGCATTCATGTCGTCTTTCCAAAACCACATTCGAGCAAACGGTAAGTTCCGAGCAAACTTCTTTGCACCCTCTCCATATTCACCAGCTAAGAATTGAACAGCACCATCAGAAAGATCTAATGTAATAGAAGCACCAGCCCCAGCTATATTAGCTGCTGCATCTAACCCAACTATACCTGTGCTTTCTCTTAACTTCTGAGCTAAAAAACTAGGCTTATGCGGAAACTTAGGTGCAATAATACCATTTGTAATATTTGGACCGCCAAGCGCAAGCGATGTGTGCAACGTCTGATAAAACAAATCACTATACAAAGCGGTAATACCACTAGCATCAAATGCTCGAGCAAACCTATCTTGTGCTGACATTTCATCCCAAGCAAATTCTGCACCAGATATTGAATATCTCATTTGCGTTGATAAATAGCCAAGGCCAAGCATTGTTGTCATGCCTATTGCTCTATTTTTTAATTGACCATGAGCCGCTGCACCAACCATTTTATTTACATTAGCTAATGTGTAACTATAAAATTGAAATGGCAAAGCTAAGAAACCATTTTCTATTCTTGAGTACCCTTTAAAGGTTTTATCTTCTGAGTAACCAAAACGTTTTGCAATGTGGTGCGGAACAAAAACAACACCATCATTTATTATTGGTCTATCTGCTGGCGTTGCAGCAAGAATAGTATTTAATACGCCTGAGTTTAATGCAGATCTAAATGTATGAACAATCTCTTCTGCACCTGTTTCTGAATCTCTCATTCTTTTTTCAACAGCAAGATCAATACCAGCTTTACGCTCGTTCTTCATGTAAGCAATTGCTAGATCATCAATCCTTTTTTCATAATTAGGATGTCTTTCTCCTTCAGCAATCTGCTGTCTAAATTTACTGTGTTGAAGTTCATGCAAAGTAACAAAACGAAAGTAATCATCAAACTCTTTAAACATAGTAGCGTTTTCTATATTTGTTAAAGAATGATAATATCCTGTTTCTGATATTCTTCCTTCAGCTAATGCTTGAACAAGAGCTTCTTTTCTTTCTTTTTTAGCTACTGATTTTCTTTTTTTAAGATCTTCAAAATATGCTTTCATATTTTTTTTATTTAAATAAATAATATTACCAGTAGGATCATACATAATACTACCCATAATAGTAGTAGTGCCTTCTTTACCTCTCCACTTATTAAAAGCATTAATTTCTTTTTGATTGGTAACAATTTTTTTAATATCAAACTCATCTTTAAAACGATTAAAGATTTCTCTTTCACTCATTTCAGATAATTTTTTTTCAGGAAGCTTAAAAGTTTTTCTTACATCAGCCCTTACCTCTTTAATATCAAGCTTACCCCATTGCTCTGTATTAGCTAAATACAAACCATTGTTTGTTCTTTCCCAATTAGATTTTGCAATTTGTTTTGCTTTCTTTTCATCAATGCCATATCGAGCAAGCCATTGTTTTTCAAAAGCACTAACTGATTTTGGATTATTGGTAAGCCTTACTGACCTGTCTATGATTGTGTGCGCTCGAGCAATGCCATCAAGAGTTTTACTTAACTGAGTTAATGGGCCAAGACCATTCAATGTATAAAAAGCATTTCGTGCTTTATTCCAAAACTCATTGGCATCAACATTATTAGCCATATCATCAACTAATCGAGCAAACGCACTACCTTTTAAAATATCAATAGCCTCACCAGATAGCCTAACTTCTTTAGAACTCATCTTTAATGTTTCTTTATCAAGCAAAGCAGAAACAACTTTAATCATTGTTTGACCATCGTGTTCCATTATAACACGACCAAACTCAGGAACAGCAGCAATCCAGCCAGATCCCATATAGTTAGTAGCAGCCGCTTCCTTCATAATGTAAGCAGCCGTTTGATTCCATGATGAAGGGTCTCTAAGAACAGCGCCAGCAATACGATCATACATAAGGTTTATATCCCTCATGTGTTTGTTTATTTCTTTTTCAGATAGCCCTCTTTTTATTGCATCTCTTCTGAGATGAAAGTTTAGATCCTCTAACTCCTGACCATTAAAAGCTTTTTTAAATTCTATTCTTGGAGCAACTCTAGCTGTGTAAGTTTTCATTATAGCAATAGGATCTTGCATAATAAAATCATAAACTAGTTCATTTGGAATATCTAACTTACGATGTCTAAAATGTTTAGATCTACCATAACCGTAGGCAATACTTGACTCGCCAGTTATATCTGGGTCGTTAAGAATATTATCAACAGTTCGCTTCGCTCTTTGCCTAATATCATCTGCATCTTCGCCAAAGTATTTTTTTACCCACTTGCCTTTTTCAAAACGCCACACAGTAGGATTATTTGTGTACCATTTTGCAAGAATACTTTCTAACTCATTACGCCTAGCCTTAACTACAGAAACGTCCCAGAATCTAGGAAGGAAAGCATCAGTAAAAGTCTGTTCAGTATCATTAAAATTTTTTAACTCTTGTTCTGCTATCTCTCTTCTATTTTTTAAACGCTCGATATACGTTATTAACTCTTGTCTTAATTTAGGATTGTTTGCGGTAAGAGTTATTTCATCTTCAAGCTTGGGAATGGTTCTATTAAAATAGTTTATCGAATCTTGAATTGATTTCTTAGTGCCTATTAAACCAACACTTTTTAATTCCCCTTCTGCTTTTTTAAAAAAGTTTTCAATAACACCAATAGCCTGTTTTTCAATATCAGTTAGATCTTCATCTTTAAAAGTTCTCTTTCTATTAATATCTCTAAGCCAAGAACCATAACTGTCATCTCTTCGAGCAACGGATCTGTAAGCTGTAACAACATCAATATCTAAGAATGAAGTGTCCATTAACTTCATATCTTCTCTAAATAATTTTATTAAATCATCATGCGCTTTTACCCATAAACCATTTCTAGCGGCAGCCCTTTGATGAACAGATAACGGACTAGCAATGCCAAGAGTTGTTGCAATATAATTAAGGCCAGAATCACCGCCTATTTTAACCATTGCTTCTTTCATAAAACCTGTTGCGGTGTCTGATTGAATAACTCTTTTAAATGGAGTGCTTACAAACTTATAAAAAATACTGTCAGTAAATCTGTTCTTAGCAATAGACCATACTTTTTCTGGCTTATAACCATCGCTTATTAATTCTCTAATAGCAGCTTCTCTTCTATGTGCTGATAATAAATTCTCCACTTCTCTAAAATCAGATTCTTTAGCTGTAGTTTTTTTACCAGCATCCATTTCTAATTCTAGCTTATTCTTTCTTTCAGTCAGAGTTTCTATTCTTGACTTTAATACTTCTACTTTAAGATCCTCATGTGGTCTTATAGCATTAGAAAGATCCGACAAATCATCAGCACTTACTTCGGAAGCGTGTTCAATCATTCGAACTGATCTAGCAAAATCTGTTAGATCTTCTTGTGCTTTTCTTAATGCTTTAGCTCTAGCAGTAAGAGGAATAGATATTGCCCCACCAAACGCAGCACCAAATAAAGTAGCCCCCACAATGTTGTAGATACTATCTGCTGCTGTCTGAACAGGATCATTGGGCTGTATAAGCACAGCTTCTACGCCAGCTTGCAGCATACCAACGCCAGCACCAACCCTTAATGCACTTCTGCCAATACCAATACTAGGGCCACCCAAAGGCAACGCTACTAAATTAAGAGGGTCAAATAAACCAGCGCCAAGCAAAGCAGTGAAGGATGAGTCAGCTAGTATCTGCCTTCTTTCTATCGACTCATCAATTCCTCTTTTAAGAAAAGCCATATGTTGAGGGTTTGTTGCATGACGTAAATGCATTGCATAAAGACCATGATCACCCATATCCTCAAAAGGATTATAACCTTCTTGCCTTTCATTACCAAATTGATTGTGCGCTCTAATTGATTCAATAATAGGATCATAGCTATAACCTAATGAAGCACTTAATGTTTGCCCAAATGTAGGCTTAACAAACTCTCTTCTTGGTGAGAACCCACTAAAGTCAACTGTAAGAGGATTAGTTACCATCTTCTGGAACTTTCAAGTAATTAATAAATGCTAGTGCATCAGATGCTGCTTTACCTAATTCTTCGATTTCAACAGTTAAAGCGGTAGGATCTTCATCTGTTATATCTTTTATCATTTCTGATATTGCAAACAATCTATCAGCCATTAATGATTCACTGCTAAAGTCTCCGTTAGTAAAATAAATTCTATCATCTGGATTAAAGTTTTGAACTAAATCAGCATTGCTTGTTTCAAGTTTATTAAATGCTTCAACAATATTTTTACCAAGAGTATTAAATACTTCTTTTCTTCGAACAGATCCAGCAGGGTATTGATCTGATATAAATTTAATAGTTTCGGCTGTTTGAGCTTCTGTCATAGATTCATCAATTACAGATGCTTTTTGCTTAGCTACTAAATCTAAAAATTTTTGCTCTCTTGTCCCAATAGAAATACCAGTTAAAACTTTATTGCCCTCTCCATCATCAACAAGCATTTGATAAGCAAGGCCATCTTTATTAACAACGCCATAAACCTGACCTTTAGTTTGTGTATCTTCCCCATAAGGCACTAAATAAAACTCTTCAGTTTCCCAGTTAATTTTATTTGCTACCTTTGATAAACCACCGAACATATCATATTTTGTTTCTTCAGATATACGTTCTCCAAACTTATTATACTCAACAACATTTTTCATAAGTTCGTTTTTAATATAAGTCTTAAATAATTTTTCATTCCCTCCAGTTGTAAGATTAAGGGAATGTAAAGTCTTTTCACTTAATGGTTCTTTAACCATAGAATCTTGTTTTAATCTTGTATCTAAAAAGTTTCGAACAGCAGTATGAGGGTCAAAAGAAATATTAGCTGGATCAGATTTGCTTTCAGCATAATGAACACTAATAACTTCAGATGCTCTTAAAAGAAGATCTTGGTTTATACCGATTTCTTTTCCAAAATTATCTAATACATATTGATTTGGCGTTACTTCTCCCAAACCTTTTTCCAATTGATTTTGAAATTCTGGAACATTTTTAATTGTTCTTATTTGTTTTAAACGCTCTACAAGAGCAGCATCTGTTGCCTTAACACTCATTTGTCCTGATGGCATATTTTTATATGAAGCTAAAAGTTTATCTAAGGTCGCTGCTAATGCAGGATCTAATAGCTTACTTGTGCCAGCATTATCATAAACTTGGTTTTGTGTTAGGTTTATTTTATTATTTACTGAATCATATATATTTAAAACTCTACTCATACTAAAGTTAGGAGTTACAAAACCACCTTCATTAACTAAATTTTCAAAAACAGAAACAAGACCTGTCGGGGCAATACTAGCTTGCCTTAACATAATTAATAATTTTTGCTCTTCTTCACCGCCCAAATCAAAATTAGTATTTACTATAAAATCTATTAAATTATCAGCACCCATTTTTTGAGCAATGTCATCAAACTGACTGCTTAATAAGTCACGATTGTCTTTTGTGTTAGGTACTGTTTGACTTAACGCTTGAGCAAAAAACTTTCTATTTGCTATTTGGGTTTCTTCATATTCTAAAGCATCTGATCTTCTTCCAGAAAGAGACTGGCCCTGCACTCTAGTAGCGTTATCACCAAGAAGCGTTCTAGCTTCTTCAATCTTTTTTATTTCATCTTCAGTTAATTCATAAGCCTCTTTATATTCTTCACTTTGCGCTCCATTCATTACATAATGATCGATTGAAGCTAACTGCTGACGACTTCTTATATTATTAAAAATATCGGAAAGCTTGTGTGTTCCATTTCTAAACTCAAAACTTTCTTGAAGCGATGCTTTTTGCTCATCACCTAATTTAGTATTTTCAATTTTATTTTCAAAATCAGAAACCTGATCAGCATTTGCAAAATTTAATTTCTTAAGATCCTGACTTAGTTGAATTGTATTTTGTAATTGTTCTTTTTTCTCAAAGAAATTTGTATCATCTTTAATAGCGTTAATATCAGCATTAAGAGTATCTAAAAAATTAAACTTAGGGAAATTTTCATTAAGTTCTAAAAAGTTTCTTACTGATTTTGCTAAAGCTGGATTCTTATCATACAATACTTCATATGGTGTAGGATCACCTGTTGCGCTATCTAGTCTTTGATCTTTTAAAACCATTGCTACTAATGAAAGATCTTCACGACTATCTGCGTCTCTTGAGACTATAATACCACTTAATGCCTGACCAAAAGCATTTACTTCATTAGTTACCGCAGTCATTTCTGCTTTATACAATTCAGTATCTAATGTACGATCAAGCTTATTATCAGATTGTTTTCTTTGATCATAAAAGTTTTCTACAAGTTGATCTATCATAGTGGACTGATCTAAATCATCACCTTGAGCAGCATCTTGTGCTGCATTAGTTAAATCTCTTAAATCTTGATTTTGTTTTTGTTTTTTTAATAAAGAAAGTTGAAGCTCAAATTCTTCTTCTGTTTCTGATGCTTTTAATAATGGCAATGCAAATTCTTTTATTGAATCAAATAAATCAGAATCTTTATAAGCTTCTTCAAGCATTGGCCTTATACTATCAAATGTACTTTGAGTTAAATGTTGAGGGTTTTCAGTTGCTATTGCTAATGATAACCTTTTTATACCAAACATTGTTAAATTCTTATTTCTAAGAAATGCAGTTATTTCTCCTCTTGCTTTAGCTTTAAGTATATTCCTATCTGTATCTGCAACCTCACCACTTAATATATACCCAGCTTCTAAATCATTTTTATTTGTTTCTTTAATTGCTTTTATAGTTGCTTCAGCATTTTTAATATCTCCAATAGAATAATAACTTTCTATGGCATCTACAGCTTCTATATTTTGCCTAGCATTATGAAGTCGCATATCCTGATCGTGTCTAGCATTAGCTTGCTTAACTAATGAGTCATAAACATTAGATGTAAGTTCTTCTCCACGTTGACGAATAAACCTTTTAAAAACCGAGCTTCCCTCAACATCTATCATTGCTTTAGTATGATTAGTTAAAGCTTCTTTAAATCCTTCTGGATTTTTCCTAAATGTATTTGAAAACTCTTTAGCTTTATCAGAAAGTTCTAACTCTATTTCAGTTTGAAATCTATTTAATAAAGCTTTTTCTCTAGCCTGTCTTGCAATTCTTCCCATGAATCTAGGAGGCTCATAAACTTCAGGCCGACCATCTGCACCAAGAGTTGTTATTTGTTCTGGTGAATATTGCTCAACAGATTCAATGCCTCTCTTTTCTGCATTTTCAACAGCACGTTCAAAAAACTTTGCAGATAAAGCATTAGCCCCTTTTGCAATAGATTCATTTGTTATAGCTCCAGCCCTTGATGATCGAGCAACACCAACAGGGCCAACTTTAAATTGTCTTGCTTCTCTAATAACTTTAACCATTGCTTACCTACATAGTCTTTTGGAAATCCATTAAGCCACCCATAAGTGTAGTAAAGGCTTGTATGTTTGCTGCTTTTTCTCTAGCTCTACCCTCAACTCTTGTTGTTGTTGCTTGCTGTTGTAGCTTAGCTTGTTCGAACATACCCATAAGATCTGATCTTGATGTATCTTCTAATGCTATTTCTCTTTGCCTATCTAAAAACGCTCGAACAGAAGCATCATCTCTACCCCTAAACGAAGAGATGTTTGCTGCAAGATTATTGCGATAGAGTTCTAATCTATCATTATGTCTTTGTAATGCTGAAACCTTACTGCGTTTTTTTTCAGTTTCAGTATTAAAAGCATCTAACTCAGCGCCTTGCCTTTCGGCTTTACCAACACCTCTCATTGCGCCAGCTTGAACAAGCTTACTTGTCATCATTAATGCCATAGTAAGTGGGTCCATTAAATAATTACCTCCGTAATAAATCCATTAACTTGCATAGATAGTGGATTGTCTTGTTCTATTGTTACTTTAGGATCTCTATCGTACCCAATCAATCTAACTTCTTTCTTACCAGTAAATGATGTTTCAATATTTATAGGCTTAGTATTTACCTTTATAGATCTAGTATCCTTCATATCTACAACAACATTTGTAATTCCTCGAAGAGATCCTGTTAGTGGGCCAGCAGCCCCAGATGCATCTATAGGATTTGATATAATCTTTGAAGTAAATTTCTTGCCAACATATGCGTGTGTATATCCAGCAGTAGAAAAAGCTGCTAAACTAACAGCACCAGCAGCTACAGTAAATTCACCAAGGTAATCGTTTTGACTTCCGCTTGTTGCGACAACATCAACAGTTGTGCCATTTGCGTATGCAGAACTAACGGTAACAGAATTAGTAGATATTGCTCCATAAACATAAGAGTCTAAACCAATATCAGTTTTAAACTCACACAGTCTTAATTTATTATTCGCATCATAGATGTTTACAAACAATCTATCATCTATAGAGACCACAGAATCAAAACGCCCATTAGTTGTGAACTCAGTCCAAGACGCTCTTTTCTCTGCTCGATTAGAAGTAAACACTGCCGCATCCCCATCTGTCATAGACATAAGTGCATAAGAATCTGGCTGCCCAAAACCACTATGAACAACAGCTATATACTTGGGGGTGTTAATTAAATGGGAAGCAATAGTTGATATTGCTGTAGAAGCATAGGCATCTTCAGCATCTGTAAATAAATATTCCCTTATTATTCTACCACTAGCTTGTGAAAAAACAGTTGCTCCATCTATTAATTGAGGAGTTGCAAATGCACATCCATATGGTGTTTGTTCACGAATTTGAGCATTAGTTGGAGTAATGCCCTGATTAAGAAAAGTTGGAACATAAAGCTCACCAGTACCAGCAAACACCTGAAGATCTCTACTAGATACTAAGTGACGTATCTCATGCACATCACCTGTTGCTGCTGTTAATTGAATAGCCTCATTATCTAAAGCCTCACCAGCATCAAAATTAAAATACTCACCTATCTGACTCATATAAATAGAATCTGGTTCTGCAATAGTTCCAGCAAATACTAATCTGTTTTCATGAAAAGCTACAGCGGCAGGGTATCCACGTTTTGCTGACCAAGATTGCTCATCCCAATCTCTATTTAAAACAGCACCTGTTAATGTAGGAAACCCTCCACCATCTTCTGAAGAAGTAGCAGCAGCACTAGCATTAAAAGTAAAAGTATTCTCATCAATAATACTAGTTATAGTTGTTGTAATATTTAAATTTGATGCTGCAATGCCGCCAACATCATCACAATCAGATAAAGTTATAGTCCCACCGCCAACATATAGGCCGTGATTAATCATAGTTACTTCAACTTTTTGGCTTCCATCGTGCGCTCTAAGTGGATTATTTACAGTTAATCTTCTTGAAAAAGTGTCACTAATATTAACTTTAGCTTGAGTCGTAGACTGGACACTTACTATTTGCGCTTCATTCCCACTATATCTTAGCTTAACTCCAACGTGCAAAGAGTCTGGATAATTACCTCCGCTTTGACTACCTGTTGTATCAAAATAAGCAGAGCTTGTTGTAACAATTACATTAGTTCCAGTAGTCGCTGCTGGTGTTAGCGTAACCCCAGCACCTTGAAACCTAGAGTATGGTTGATAAGTTTTCTTAAAATCAGATCTATTATCAAATGTAAAAGTGCTAATATTAAATGCAGTAAGACTTGTTCTTGTTAATACTCTAGGCGCAAATAAGGGATGGCAGATAAACATTACATCACCCATTTGTGCAGTAGTATATTGATGCAAGTAATCTTTATCAAATGGTAAAGCTGCGCTACTAGCATCAGCAGTTATTGTAGCAACTAAACTTACAGTATCAGCATCTACAACCCTAAAACATCTTACTTTAGCGTGTTCAATGGAAATAATATATTGTTCATTATTATCAAAAATAAAAGGAAATAGATGAGATTGATCTGGGTTACTAGCATCATAGGTTATTGAATAATCGTATATATGCTTTAAACCCTGACGTTTTCTTGCGCTTCCTTCAGCACTTACAATCATGTTTTCAATTTTTTGTGCTGAGCTTGTATAGACACTAGTATCTGTTCTCATTACTAATGAGTCGCTTACTTCACCAAACTGAAAGCTGTTTTGCGGAACGCGAATCTTTTGCACTAGCTAAGCCTTTCGGTAACAAACCTTTTTGTATTAAGCTTCTTAGTTGTTTGAGCTTGAGAATCTAACCTTCGAGCTTTTATTAACTGGACATTTGCTTGCTGATCCATAGCAGCAGACAAAGAAGCATCCCTTGCTAGTGAAACTGCAAATACAGAAGCAACTGAAAACTGAACACCAAGCGTAAAATAAGGTGCCCAAGTAGATTCACTTGCTCGATAAATATAATCCGCAATTACTTCATCAGTAGAATTTGCATTGTTAAATACTTTATCTTCATAAATGTTATATTCAATTGGTAGGTCTTGAACTGTAATAGCGTTAATCATTAATGAATCGGCTGGTAATTGATAGGTAGAATCCCATCTTCCTATTGGGGCATCTGCCAATCTATTTAATTGAAATTGTTTGGTGGCAAAACGCCAACGACTGCTTGTTAAAGCAGCCCTAACAATATCTTCATATACTGCATCAGCTATATCAGACTCTGTAGTTCCGTCTGTAAATGATTGAATAGGATCTCCACCAATCAACATTGATGCTCGAGAGCAAATTTTTATTGCTGTGTTTGCAAAATCAGGCATAGAAAGTTGGGGGCCGAAGCCCCCATCCCCTTATCTTGAGTCTGTTGCGCTGACAGTATTACCGTCAACAACATCTACTGCTGAAGCAGTTACACTATTTGCATAGATAATTTTAACAACAGGTGTACCACCTGATGCAGTAACAGCTAAAATAATGTCATTAGTATTAAACATATTAGCTGAGTCGTTAAAATAACCTGCTGTATCAACAGTGTTTGCTGCATCTGTTGTGGTGTAGTGCCATAATGAAACACCAGAACCACCAGCCAAACGAGTTAGGTTTGATTTATCATAAGCCATATTCTAACCCTCCTAGTTATTATCTAATAGTTCATAGATACCATTGTCATCAATAACAACAGCACCCATAGACATCATAGATGTTGCAAGGTGAGATACTTTCTCAGCAACGTAGTTGACTTCAGTTTGAACATCAGAGTTGATACCCAAGCCAACGGCAGTTGTGTGATAGCACATACTCTTACCAGCAGCGACAGCAGACGTTGAAAAGATCTTAAAGCCTAAGAACTCTTTCATTGTCATACCACCAGCAAAAGGTAAGTTTTGATCACCAACAAAGTCAGATGATGCAAACTCTGTAATCAAGAACAAGTCAGCAAAACCTTTTGGATGCATAGCGATATAACGCTGTCCATCTTCAGGAAGATTAGCTGTTCCAAATGTTTCAAATACAGATAGTAGATCTGCTTTTTCAACAGCAGAACTTGTATCATGGATTTGAGTTGAGTTAGCACCAGCATCCATAGCTGTAATTAGTAAGCTATCAGTCTTACGACCTAGAGCAGCAGCAGCAGATTGTGCTACAGCTTGACGCTCGTTGATGTTGATTTTGAGTTCATCTAACTTGTCGATGTACTCAGCAGCGTAGAAGTCAGCCATAGTTGCTTCTACATTGGTATGTGCAAGTTCCATAGGAGTTACATTACCATTACGAGATTTAGTAGTTGCTTCCGCAGTACCAATCTTTTGAAATCTAACAGTTGATCCAGTTACATTAGCAGTCCGCACTGTGTTCCGTAGCTTAGAACCCATACGCTGATATGCCATGTGAACTTCTGTTTCGAACTGTTTGATAAAGGCTGTGTCTATTGTATTAGCCATTTATTAGTTCCTTATTGAAGTTACGGTTACTAACAGGTGTCCGCTTTATCACATCAACAAGGGTATCCTATCGGGCCTCTTAGTGTATTACGGGCTGCAATGTGCCATCATAAACATCTTTTTCATTTGGATTGCAACGCACAAATTCAACATATTCGATTTCATTGTTAGATGTTATACCAACAGCTTCGAAGCCTAACCATGATGCCCAATCCAAAATAAACTCATATTCTTTAAGTATTGTCATAGATAAACCACTATGAAACTGATCAAAGTAATTAACAAACATTACAGATCCCCTAGCCATAGCAGTAAAGTTTTCTTTAATTTTATCAGAAAACATTGCAAACATCTGAGGGCATTCTTGATCTTCAGCAAACCAAAGACCCCCAATCATTATAAAACTATCATTATTTTTTCTGCACAAATAACACTCAGAGCTTTTATGCATATCAATAAGAGCTTTTCGAATATCGGTATAACCTAATAAAACAAGCTCTTTAACATTCTCTTTAGTAAGATTTAGTATAACTTCATCAATATGATCTAAAGTAAAAGGGGTAAGATAATACTCACCCCTCTGCAAAATCTTAGCTTCTGTAGATTCTCTTGAATCCTTCAGCAACTTGCTTGTGTATGTTTGGGTCACGATCTTTCCAATACTTTGGATCATCCATCATCTTTCGAAGATCAGCTTCATTAAGTTCAGATGCTGACGCTGTATCACCAGCGAATGATCCATCCTTCATACTTGCCATCATAGTCTCAAGAACAATAATACCCTCATGACTTTCACACATTTTTTCTATAGCTGGCATTGCTGATTCAGGAAAAAACTTATTAGCCCATAATGATGCTGCATCTATTCGAGCGTCAGCATTATCGCCAAGCTTTGCGACTTCATCCTCATAGCTGGGCTGAGAACCAAGAACAGACTCAGAGTATATCTTAATACCTTCTTCGAACTCTTCTTGAGAAAATCCATTGTTAAAAGAATGCTCTGACCACCACCTAAGTAAATCATTATCAACAGCCTCTTCTTGATTAATAATGTCTGGAAGCTGATAATCACCAGCAGTCTCTGGTCTATTAGCAAAAGCTTCTGCTTGTATTTCTTCTATAAGTTGATTTTTAAGATCTTCATCTTTAGCTCCTAGCTTAGACTCTAGCTCTTTATAAGCTTTAGCTAAATCCTCACCAGTTTTATATTTCTCTGGCAACCATTCAGGTTTTTCAGATGTTTGTTCTACTTTCTCAACATCTTCTTGGGTTACAAAGTCACGACCATCTTCGGCTGCTACTTCTACTGCTGCATCTTCTTCACTCATTGTTTACTCCTATTTGCATGGGCAATGCGGTGTTCAATCAAACCTACTAGGTATCTTTGCCCTTCGATGTGTCGAAGTTCTTCTGTAGAAACATTAGGCCCATTAACCATTTCAATAGTAATAGATCTAAAATACTTTAGAACTTCCTGACCTGTTGGGCTGGAAAATACTTGTGCAACATTCTTACTAATCTCAACATCACGCTCAGATTTACGCTGAATGCCATCTATCCCAATATTAACCTTGTTGTTCAACTGGCATCATTCCCTGCTGCATTGCCTGTTGTTGCGCTAATTGCTGCGCGGCTTCCGCAATCTGTTTACGCTGTTCTTCATCTCGAATCAAGCTTTCTGGAACACCAAACTTCTTAGCTAGGTAAATAGCGGTCTGCTCTCCATCAATTAAAAGCTGTAACATTTCTGGACCAAAACCGTTACCAATCATTTCGAGAAAGCGTGATACTACAGAAATATCCTGATTAGATTGTGCTTGAGCAAGTGGAGAGACAGACCTAACTTTTATTTCTCTGCCATTAACTGTTGGTATTTCAATGCGGCCTTGTTTCTTTAGGATATAAACCACACGCTGAAGAAGTGGTTGAACAAGCTCAGCTTGTAATCTACCAAAAGATGCGCCCATTCTTCTTGATAAATCAGCCATACGCTCAGCTATTTCTGTAGCTGTAGCTGGTGTTTTATCAGGATTACCAAGCATATCATTATACAAAGCACGTTTAATATTTAATCTAAGATCACCCAAAACAAGTTGAGCAACATCGAAACGACCAGCAGCTTGTATAGGTTGTAGTCCAGCAGATCCCATAGCTTTAGGAATTATAGTTCCTGGAACGAGATTAATTGTATCAGGGTTTATTACCCCATCATCTTCCATTTGATAAATACCAGAGATCGACATCTGTGCGTTTTCAAGTATCAACTGAATAGTAAGGTTAGTTGTTTTAATAGAACTTAACGCATTAATTAGTGGCCCTCGACCATAAACCTCACCAGCGCACTTAGACCAACGAAAGCAAATGAATGGATTAGACCCAACACCACTCATTTCTTTAGAGTGTAATATTGTTTCAGTAGTAAGGCATATTGCGTAATGATAGTACGCCTCGACATTTGGTTGGGTATAATTTCTGCATACAAGCTCAAGAACTGTAGTTTCTCTATTCGAACCCATTTGTGAAGTAACTTTGGAATCAAATGTAGAATTAGGAAACATTAAAGGTAAATGATCAAACTTAACCTTCTTTCTTTCTCGAAAGACATGGTCAATCCTATCATCAGGGCCAGTGTCTAATACAACATGAGGAAGTGGTATTGCAGAAAAGTTAATTGGATTTAAGGCATCACCTTCCTCAACGCATAAAATGCCAGTACCAACAGCCAAGTCCATAAAGGATTCATGAACTTCTTGGCTAAAATTAGAGTTCTGCAAAACTTCGAACACATAGTTCGTTACTTCATCTAATTGATTATCAACCTGTTCTCGCTCTTGTGGGTCTACTTCACTGCCAGAAACAAAATCTGCCCATCGAGCAAAGTTAGGAACAATACCTGACTGCAATCTACTTGCAAACTCTTGAGTACCTACTACAGCAGTCTCGTCAAATATCTTTTCATCTCTACGTTGGCCGTGTTCTTCATAGTAAAAAGATTCTCTTTGAGGCAAAGCATACTCATAGCATTCCTCAAAAAGCGAAACCCATTGTTCACGAAAACCTTTCGCTTTTCGATACTTCTCTATAAAATGCTTTGCTATATTATCCATTAATCAAACCGACCTAAGTATCCAGCAGCACCACCACCAGTTCCTTGTTGCTGAATATTTTTAAATAAAGAGCGTCTAGATGATCCACCTCTAGCGCCAGCATCTGCAACACTGGCTTCTAAAGCATCAGATATATCTTTACGTTTTTGTTTAGCCCTACGCTCCGCTTCTTTTCTTTCAGCATCTTCTGCTGCTATTCTATCTTCAGCAGCAGCCGTTTCTTCTTCTTGAGTTGGGCCGCCACCTCCACCACCAAAACACATAATAAAAACTCCTTTTTTTCTTCCTAGTCACAAAGTTAAAATAAAATCAACGCACAAATTGAAAAGCACTCTTTTTCTTAGGTCTGGAAAACAGGTCGAAACTTCTTTTAGCAACGACAGGACGCATAGGTTTTTGGTTATTCATCAAGGCTCTACCCTCTCCAGCACCTAAGAAAAGATACTGAGCAGCATCGTGAACGTGAGAAAACATATTTTTATCTGGTTTATCAGCATATCTTTCACCAGATACTTCCATTCTTTTATAAGCGTAGCCACCTTCAAAGCCTTTAATAAGTTGAGGGCAACGCCTGTCTATAAGTAGTGCTGGCTTACCTTCAACCATTTTAGTCAATTGGGAGGAGACTGACTCTAGTCTTAGGTCAACAGAGTTGGAGGGTGCAGGGTATGCCCTCAAGCCAGCACCGCGCAGAATGTGAAAGGGAGTTGATTCATCGGTCTGCGCTCTAAAGTCTCCAGCAGGGTCTCCGTAAATAATAACTTCGGAAGCTGCGGAGAATCTTGTTGCGAGTTCTTGCCTTAATACTTCTGCAAAACGGACAATCCCCATATCTATCGCAACAATTTCTGACTGAACAAACCAACGTCCTCTTACTTTCTGAGCAAGAACTGCGGCTGGTGTTAGCCCAAAGTCTATACCAACATACACAGGTGTATTAGCGGCAACAGGTATTTCTTCTTTTGCTATGTGTACTTCACCAGCAAACATTGGATAAACAGGTTTCCCATCTTGGATATGACCCAAGCGGTTCATAACATAGACATCAATCCAGCTTTTAGTCTTACCGCGAATGAGGTTTGAATAATAATTGCCTAAGATGTTTTTTTGGTTTTCCGCTTTGGGGTTTTCTTTGTAGTCTTGGATTTCGCCTTCTTCGTCTTTGGCTTCGAGCATCCCACAAGGCTGGGTAAAGAAACTCCAATTGTCTGGTTTGACCAGCATCTTAGCTTGCTCACGAGGAATATGATCTGGGACTGGAACTTCACCAGCCATAATGGGCCACCAATGATCTTCTTCAGGCGCGTTGGTATCGGCAATAACCCCAGACCAACTAGGACCACCATCACGCATAGAAGGAAAACGGCCAACACGCATCGTACAGGCATCAATAATAGACTTAGGAATCTCTCTCGCTTCGTTGATCCAGATACCTGTAAGTTCGAGCGAAAGAAGTTTTTTAACATCTTCAGGGCGGTCAAGAGCCAAGAATATAACTTCAAGATCTATCTCTCCTTTTTTAATGTGATGTGTATATGGAACAGACCAATGAAATCTACCCCAATCAGATTCGGGAAACCAATCAAGCCAAGTCTTAATAGTTGTAGTTCTTAGCTGTGGGTTAGTGTTTCGAATGATTGCCCATCTACTTTTACGCAGTCCGTCTGCACCTTTCTTCTGTTCGAGGGCGCGTCTGAATACTTCAACGCAACAACCAACAGACTTGCCAGATCCAACAGGGCCACGAATACCACGAAAAAAAGTGCTGTCCTTCATAAAAGATTTCAGCACTTCTCCATCGGGTTTATATTTAAAGTTAATCATTAGCTTTTTCTAAAAAGAGTTTTCTTTGCATATTCTTGCGGCATTTTTAAACCACCACCCCCACCGCCTCTTCCAGATATATTTTTAAATTTTATTCTGCTTGTTTTCTTTTTAAAGTCAGATTCTGCTTTTTTAAATGCATCAGTCTTAACAATATTATTTAATGCTTTTAAATTTTTTTGATTATCAGAAAAGTTTTGTCTAGTTAATTTTGTCATCTCAGAAACAGAAATGCTTTTACTTTTTGCATAATCACCCATTTTCTGTACAGAATTCAATCTTTCTTGCCTTAATGCTTGTTCTTTTTCTATTTGAGCTATTTGAATTCTTATTTGTCTAGCATCAAAAGATTCAGAAGAGTTAACATATTTTACATTAAATTTAGTCATTGTTATTCAACGACCTCTATGAACTTTAAGTTGTTCCATTTTTTTCAAATGATCTTGGAGTTTTGCTCTTTTTTTACCAAGAGCTGATGCAAGTGGCTTACCTCTAAGCATTCTAATTACTCTTCTTGCCATTACTTTTGCATCATTAAAATTACTCCAAGACTCTGGGATTCTTTTAAGATTTTGCTCTCTAGTTAAATTTTTATCTTTCCAATTTCTTTTACTTAAATCTTCTCTGTATGGATTTGTGCCAGCAGCCATTTCACCTGTTGTTAATTCCATATTAGATATATCATTATTTAATTTCCTAATAAGTGTTTTCATTCTTGACTTATGTCTTTGGCTGGGTGCATCTGTCATTATCTTAATCCTTTATCAACTCCAAACTTTATCATGGTCTCTGCAACATCAGGGCCAATGTTATCTATAACATTATCAATCATTTTATTAGTAACGAAAGACTTCCCATGCTTTTCATCGAAGTGTTGGAAGTGTACCTTCTTAACTATTCTTCGAAGCATAGTAAGCTCTTCAGGTTTGAGCATATCTACAAAGCTCACTGTTCGTAAGCCTCATTAACGTCAGGCGTAGAAGGGTCATCAGCTTTTAATCTGCCTTTGTCATCCCTAGCGCGTTTCTTTTTAGCTGGTTTCTTAGGTACTTCGTTAGTCCACTCTAATCTTTTAGACTCAGAAGTTCTTGTTTCTCCTGACCATGTCTCACCGCCAAGTTGATGAGTTCCCTTATCCCATAACTCGCCAGTGCTAGAAATTTTCCATCCCATAATTAACTCCTATATTGTTTTACTTTCCTAGCAATCTCTTTCGGTTTAGCCACAAATTGCTTACTCGAAGTCTTACCCTTTCGTTTAGCTCTGGTTGTAGTTGCATATTAATCATTACCAAGAGCAGCAATAACCTTGCTTTCATCTATGACATAGGTTTCTTTAATAGTGATCTTTTGCTATACTCTTGTGGCATCTTCATACTTCCACCACCACCACGACCTACCATCTTTCTGGTAAAAATTCTTTTGCGTTTAGCTTCACCAGTAACTTTATCCCTAGTCATTTTCTTAGGATCTTCCCTACCTTCTTGCTTTTGAATCTGATTTAAGTCTTTTAAAGCTGATTTCTTTACCTCTTTATGCTCATTAGCTAACTCTCTGTTAGTGCTTCTTTGAGGTCCGTCCTCACTATTAAAAGTAACAATCTCTTTATTTGGATTTTTTAAAAGAGTTTTTATTTTCTTTTGACTATCAGATATAGTCCTTCTTAAATATTTCTTAAGATCGTTCCTATCTTCGGCTTGTTGATAGCCTAAACCATATCTTTCACTTATTGATAACTGATCCATTACTTACTTCCTCCACCACTAATCTTTTCCTGAATATCAATTAACTGATCTTGTATCTGATTGTATCTAGGTGTTGAAACTAACTGGTCTGCTCTAGCATTGAGAAGATAATTTAGAATCTTCATAACGCCTTTAGTGGCAAGCCCTTTATCTTTAGAGTTAAAGTTCTCGCCCTCACCTTGCATTTTTTCTACAAGCCCAATACCAGCAGAATCCTCAAGCTCTTTCATTTCTTTTCGAAGAAGGGTCGCTCTTTTCTTTAGCGGTGCTAGGGAACGAGATTCAGCCATTACTTTTTACCACCCTTTTTCTTTGGTGGCCTACCCTTCTTAGTTCCATAAGTCCCTTTTCCTTGAGGCATAATAATCTCCTATTTATACCAAATTGAATTTGTTCCTTTTATGCGTGTTGCACCTTTAAGCTCTTCTGCTCTTTTCAAAAAGCCCTGAAGCTTTTTCTTTTTCTTTTGCAAAGAAAGTTTACCTTCTTTTCCTTTAAGTAATCTTATACCACGCCTTATAGCCGTTATTGTATCAGGAATAATATCAACCCTTCTTGGCTTTCTATCAGATTTGTTAGCTATAAAATCTGCATTCTTATATTCTGGTATTGTGGATAATTCTTTATTAACTTCACGCAAAAGCGTTTTAGCTTTCCTAGCAAATGGAGCAATTTCTTTTCCAATATCTTCAGACATTTTAATAATTAACCTTTAATAATGAACGGGTGGTCATGCCTGTCGATCTCATTTGCGGAACGTCTTTCATACTTTCAATCTGCGAAATAGGATCGCCCATGCTAAGAGAAGGAAGTGGGCCATAATCAGGTTTCTTCTCTTGGTAAATCTCTTCAGCAGGTTTTACTTTTTTCTTACCACCACCAAAACACATATCAATCTTCCCCATCTTCCTCAGTGGCGTAACCACTGCTTTTCAATGCAGCCTTCACCAAAGACATATCATCCTTCGGTGGGTACTTCTCTGGTCTCTTTTTAAAACGTGCCATGACCAAACCCTATAACAATAAAAATATTTATGACAACGCACAAATTACCTTTTTTAGAAATAATGTGAGGGAAAGAGTTTCTCTGTCACAGTCACAGCAACTTTTCCCCCCACCCCCTTGTACTACGCTGGGATGAATGAGGAATTATCCCAGATCAATCGTAACGCGAATATCTCCAGCTACTTGCAC